TGCCAGGTCGGGGTTTATTATAAATATTTTAATATTCAGATTCTATTTCTTCATCAGAAAGATTTTCTTGAGAATCAATCACATCATAAAATGTTCCTATCGTAATATCTGGGTATTCTTTTGACATAAAATTAAATGTTACTGGGTCTAAAGTTACTATTTTTGTTAAACCACTTGGCAATTCGCCATCGTTTAGTTTTTCAAAATCTTCAGAATTCATGGAACCTATAATATTATAAAATTCTTGTCTAATCTTATCTATACCAAGATTTTTTTCATGTTCCATTCTTTCTATGTAATCATTTTTGATTTTTTCCCAATCCATGCCACACTCATTAATAAAAGGAATATCCCACTCTGGATGTTTCATCCAAAAATGTATCTCCTTATCATCCATAGTCATAAGTTGTTCAAATGTATCTTGGTCAGTAGGTTTATTTGGGTGACCGTTTGACAATTTACACTCTTCATTAGTGAAATAAGGTTTTTCGTTTGGATTGTTAATCAAAATTCTATTTCTTATTTCTGGACTGAAACACACAAGAAGCGGTGTAATTCTCTTATTAAATTGAGAAATATATTTTGGAACATTATATTCATTTCCTTCTTCACAAAAAACATCTTCTTCAGAATCTATAATTGATTGTGGTATGTAAGAACAACACAAGATGATTTCATCTTCGATAGTTACTTCAGGATAATGTTTTTTGACATACTCCTTTAATGTCAATCGAGAACTCTCTGGTGCTGCTTTACCATCAGTTACATCGGCTTTCCAAATTTTTTCATATGCAGACTTTTTATCAACTCTATCATTAAAAAGTCCATCAGTAACATAGAAATGTGTTACTTTTTTTGTATCTGCATTTGATTTAGATTTTCCAGTGTTAATGTAATAAATGGTCTCACCGACATTTACATTTAAATTTTCCTTAATAGCTAATTCCATCCAGGCTTGTCTAGCTTTTGGGTTACCAGCTTTTGTTATTGTTTTACAATCTTCCTTATATTCGTTGATTGTTTTCTTTACTTTACCTTTTGATGCAATCAATTGAATCGGAATTTGATAGTTGTAAATTTTATCAATATACGAATAATATTCATTAAGAAATTCTTGTCCTTTGTTTTTCAACAATAATCTAATACCAACTTCCAAAAATTTTGAAATATATTCAGGCATCTTCTTAGATTTGATTGTATTACCAACTAGTTTTACATCTTCTGGAAATGGTTCATCAGGAAAATGGTCTGCATAATTTTTTCTACTAAAATTAATTGTCGATTCAACGACTTCATCAATACCCAAACCCATCTTATTGATACTTAAATCGCTATAATGAAAATCTCGCATGAACAAGTCATTAAATTCTGCAACATCAGCTTTAAAACCTGTATATGCTTTACCTTTTTCAGTAACACGTGATAATCCTGTGCTGATATATGGATTATCGTCAGTATACCTAAATGAATCATTGTCAGGAAGTTTAAAATTAAAACCATCTGTATCACCAACGATAGGTTCATATCCAATGTGATTAAACCAACTAATCATTAACCTCAAAGATTGTCTTCCAGTACAAGTGACTCTTTCTGCACAGTCAATACTACCCCAAGGAAACACGTGCGTTGCTCCATAACTACCGAAAAATGAGTTACCTAAAATTTTAAGAGGCAGCTGTTTTTTATCATTTGCGCTTTCTTCCTCTTTCCATTTCATCATTTCAGCATTAAGAGCACGACCTTCTTCTTTAGAAGAATAGTCTCTTGCCTGTAGTTTTGCTTTTATCGCATCAGCTTTCTTTGATGCTGATTTTTTTAAGTCTTTATATTTTTCACGTTGAGTTAAAACGTGTTCCAAAAAAGCCAACATTGCCCCCATAAGGTCCTTTTTGTTGCTTATACCCCAAGTCAAAATAATAGACGGATAAAGTGAGTTATAGTCAAGTTTAACAACATTATCAACAAAACCGACTTTCAAAAGTCTTGACAAACCACCAGTAAACCTCAATTTTGGCTCCATATTTGGAATTGCGAGATTGTTTTCGTAACTCCAAGCCATCATTAATGATTTCCATTGACCAGCAGTTCCCATTGTACAACATTTTTGAAATGGTACTGGCAACATTTTGCAAATCAAGAAGTTTGGTGTATTATATCTATGTTCAACCTTATCACATTCCCAAAGGTCATCCAACAAATATCTGGAAACAATATATTTACCACTTACTAATCTATATCCATCATATAATACTGGTTTTGTGTATAACGTAAATTTATCACCAGTCTTACCTTTTTTGTTTTCTGTTTGTACCTTGTTTCCGCAAGATTCATCATAGATATACCAATCACCATCTTCATCACAAAACGCATATCTTTCCGTATTGTCATTCCATACTTCTGAAATTCTATTGCCTTGAACATAAACACGGTCAGGTTTTACAATTTTTGAATATTTTGTAACATATTTCAAATTGGAAAACAACATATTTGAGTCAATTGCCTGTGCTCTTCTTACTGCATGTAATGAGTCGGTTATAACAATACCAGGAACAATTGTTTTATTGTATTTTTCAATTTCTCCACCAAGTTTTAAAACAGTTTCCTTTTTGTCTTTGTAAATCGGTTTTCCGTTAAAATATTTTGGAGAAATTTCTTCTATTGATGTGCCTAGTCTTTCACATGCACCAACAATAAGATTCCAGTCGAATGTTTCACCGTTATGTGCTGTAATGACATCAGGTTGAAAAGTATAGATTACTCTAAGGAAATTCTCAATGTTTTTTAATTCTGAGGCATTTTTTTCTTCTTCTGTTTCTCCAATAACTTCAAAAATTTTTTCAAAATCAATTTTTTGCCCCTTATATAAAACAGGTCTATTAAATCTAATACCAAACTGTTCAATTCTATCTTTCTTTGTATCAAGACCTGTTGACTCCAAGTCGAAAATCAATCTTAAAATGTCATCATAATCATCATATCCCTTAAACATTCGTTTCCCAGTGGAAATCATAAATTGTTCAACCGCTGTTACGGCCAAATACTGTTTTGATTCTTTTTTTGATTCTGGAACATCAGTAAATGATTGGCTATTATTTTTATTCTCAGAATAAACAGGATTTCTTGCTTCTTTAAAAAATTTTAGAAAATCAGAGTATGACATCGGCTGTTTCGCATAAAACATATACATATAGCCATCTTTCATCTCATCAACAGCTTCACCATTTGTATTGGTTATATCAAGTTGTTTAACACCAACATTATACTTTTTAAGTAATCCTCTTAATTCTTCTCTGTCACCATCACACAACTTTAAACATGCACTTTTTTTAGCCCAAACAAACGGGTAAAACGGTTCGGTTGTTTTATGCTTTATATCATTTTCATCCCTATAAAATACAGTAACAAAATTGTCCCTATTTGAGCATTCAATATTGACAATTCGTTCTTGTGGGTCATTTCCATTTAAGAATGATGCAATTTCGTCTGGTGTTAAAATTTTCTTATTTTCCACTTTAAATCAAAATTTATTACTTATAATGATACAAATTATAATATTAAAAACAAAAAAAATCAGTCATTATTGGCTGATTTTAATTTAATTATTGATTAATAACGTTTATTTCCCAATTATATTCTACAATTTTTTGATAAATCACATCAATTTTTTCTCCAAAGTAAAATACAACTCTTCCAAATTCTGGATATTCATCAAGGTTTTCAATATCAATCCACGATAGTGGAAAAATTTTATAAGTCGCATATTCAATAGAATAACAAGTGGTTTCCTGTATGGTTTTAAACGGCAACGTTGTTTTCATTCTATAAATTGACGAATATGTAGTTTTTTCTGGTGTTGTATCGCCTAGCGATGCTGGATTGTTAATATCCCAGTCTTGTCCCCAAACAAAGTCTGGAGTGTTACTAAAAAACAATAAATACTCATATAAACCTTCTGGATTTATACCATCATATTTGACATATACTAAAACTTCATCCATTTTAAAAATCTAAATCGTCAATATCATTATTATGTTCGTCTAATTTATTAATTAGTTTTTTTATCGGTTTTTCACTGTCAATTTCGATTTTTTCCTCATCATATAATTTAATGTTTAAATTACCAAGTATTTTAACAACGTTTTCATGCGTTTCGCCAAACCTTAAAAAAAATGGAACGTCATCTATCGTGAGTTTATCATCGCCTATTTCAGCAAAACATAGCGGTATTATTCCATCAATACAATCTTGCATTGAAAAACAATAGTTTTTTTTGGCTAATATTAACTTATTTGGAAAATTTGCTTTAGCAGATGATGAAACTGAATTTTTGTCAACTTGAAGATTTGGTATTATTGCTGACGGAACAATGTTGAAATATTCGCCCCAGACTATATCTGTATCTGATGTGAAATAAAATCTATAAACATATTCACCATCTACATTTTCACCAATATCATCAACAAAAGCTAAATATTCATCCATTTTATGCCACTATAATTCTTTTATTTCGTCAACGGTTGGGTTGCCCAACATTATTACCTTTTCTTTTGGGTCATACCAGCATCTAGTTATTAACACTTCATTTGTATCGGCATCTTTATTCCAGTTTGTTTTCCATATTACCTTTGCATCATTATCAAATTGTTTAAGTATTTTTCTTAACTCTTTATTTGTCATCTTCTTTTTTAATTATTGAATTTATTACATAATCTTTTCTTAAAACTATATTCCACATTTTTTCATATTGAGTATTTTTGAAAAACTGAAAATATATATCTACTGGCTTTGTTTGGCCGAGTCTGTGGACCCTATCTTGTGCTTGAAAGTTGTCTGAAGGCACAAATGATATATTATTGAAAACAAGTTTATTTGCAACAGTAAGTGTTATACCTACTCCTGCACTTTGTATGTTACCAATAAAAACCATCTTGTTCGGGTCATTCATAAATGAGTCAACTGCTAAGTCTTTTTCTTTTGATGAAATTTTACCGTTGTAAATCACACATTTTTCACCATAATAATTTTTTAATGTATACAATTCATCGTCATAGCAACAAAAAATAACAATTTTTTCACCATTAGAAATAAACTTGTCAACAAGCTTTATTGTATTAGGGACCATTTGATTTGAACAATATCTTCTATATATTGCGCCTTCTAATAAATCTTTGTTTATTTCCTTAGTTGGGTCTGCTTCAAGCTGCGCTGCTTCATATTCATCCCATAATTTTGAATATTCAGCTTTTTGTTCTGGAGTGAATTCATAAAAAATCTCGTGAATTGTTTTCGGAGGAAGACTATTATTCAAATCTTCTTTGGTTCTTCTTAAGTAAATGTGAGATATTTTCCCTTTAAGTTCATCAAGATTAATGGCATCTTTAAGAATAGTTACCATGCGTGCATTACTTCTTATATACTCTTTAAGTCTATCTTTTTCATCGCTTGTTAAATCATAAAAACTTGGCTTATGAACATATTTTAAAAACATATTTGTCCACTTCTCTTTTTCGCCTTTGGCTGGTATTTTCATCCCACCACAATATCGTTGAATATAGTAATTATAATCATCCGTGATTTGTTCTCCTAAAAGTTTTAACAAACAATATAAGTTTTGCGGATTGTTAGTTACTGGTGTACCAGTTGATAGAAATATACATTCTGGATTTCCTCGTTTTATTAAATCGTTTATGATTTTATACCGTTGAGATTTGCTGTTGGATAATTTATGAGCTTCATCTATAATCAACAATGATTTTTTGTTTTGAAAAAATCTTAACATTGGACTGTTCTCAAGCGCTTTTGCAACATTTTCCTTACTTCTTGTTTTTGGTATTTCATAAAACTCATCCAAAATATCAAAATTAAGTATAACAAATCTGTTATCAGACCATTTACCTTTTGTTAAAGCCTCTTCTTTTAGTTCTTTTACTGATAATCCAGATTTTCCTTCAGCATATCCAAGAAATTTTTCAAGTTCTGGTTTTGTTTTATCATTAATGCTTTCAATTATTGTAATATCACGCTCTGGTACATAGAATTTTAGCTCATCAACCCAATTGGTTTTTAACGATGCTGGGCAAATAATAAGAATTGAATCGAAATTACCCTCAATAGCAGCAATTGTTAGACTTGTGGTCTTTCCCAATCCCATATCGTGGGCTAATATACATTTTTTTCTTGATAACAAGAATTTTACAGCTTCTTTTTGATGAGGCATTAGTGTTCTATTAACTCCGTTGGCTGATGCTAATCTATCGTATCGCTCAAAATCAACTTGAAAATCATGAAAATCTTTAACTAGAAAATTTTCAATAACACCTTTTTTTGGTAAAAAAAGTTGCATTGGCTCCATGTTTTGTCTGTATTTTACAATACAATGAAAAAATGCATTTGTTTCGCCAAGCATAACTAATATTAATATTTTTTTTGGTGTGAATTCTATTTCATATTCTTCTTTTAATTTTTCGCCGTACCAATCAACAATAGAAACAGTTTTATTAATCTTGATTGGAACAAAATTAAAGTTCGTATTGATATAGTCTGTTACAAAATCAGTCAACAGTGATGTTTTCCCACACAAAAAAACATCTCTTTTGAGAGTTAACAAATATGGGTTCTGACCAGAATATTCTCTTAATCTTTCTATTGCTTCATTTTTTGATTTTATCGTGCTATACACAGTGTTAGATTTAACATAATTATATATATTTTTTTATTTAAAAACAAATATATTAATATAATAATATTATTA